GGTCGGCAAGTCTCGACCACAGAATTTTTCCGTCGTCGCGCACGACGCACGACGCACGACGCACGACGCACGACGCACGACCGCGGCCGCGGTGCTCGAGCACATCGGGCCCGCCGGATGTGCTCGGGCCCTGCAGGCGATCGGCGACGCGAGCCGGCGCGAGCAGGGGCCCGGACCGGGCCCCGACCCCTGCCCGCGGGCCCCGCGGGCCCGGAATCGGCACCGTAGGATCGCGCAGGAAGCCCGACCGGGGCCGGGGTCGACCCACGACACCCCCCGGAACCGGGCCCGGTGCCGGCGGTGCGGTGCTCATGTCGTGCGGTGCTCATGTCGTGCGGTGCCGGTGCGGTGCTCGTGTCGTGCGGTGCTCGAGCACCGCGGGCCCTGCAGGTGATCGGCGACGGTGCTCGTGTGCTGGCAAACTCGTGAGGCGGTCAATTGCATCCGCCCCCGGGCGGGCCCCGGGGGCGGATGTGATCGGCCACCAATTGCAACCGGCCCCGGGGGGCCGGGGCCGGCGTTCGATCGATCGGCGGCGCTCAGTTCAATATGGGAAGCAAACCAGCGGCGGGGGCCCGACGAGCCGACGGGCATCCGGCACATCCGCTGGAGCAGCTGGGCGCGGGCGATTCAGACTGCAGCTGAATCGTGATCGACCCACGCTGCAGCATCTCCCCCCGGGTGGAATGCTCTTTCCCGCCCAGCGTGAAAGACTTCGCGAATCCTTTGGCCCGGGCCAAAGCTTTCACCTTATTTGACTGCGCCTTAAGACGGAGCCCGATCATTTTCCCGCGGCCGTCAAATTCCGGCGTGCGGATGTCGTGCCGATCGCCATCGATCACTGGGCAATTGATGAACATGCCCGGCACGCTCGCATTGAAGAACACGGCAGACTCAGGCAGCAAACCATACCGATGGGTCGGGCCCCAATAGTAGGTGTCGACGACGACGGCGACATTACCCCCGCGGGAAAGAATGTGCTCGATGTGCTCGTAAGGGGTCGATTCTTTGACGCTAAATGTAAGGTGATAGTTCGCCGGAAGTTTGCCATCGAGATACGAGCACATCCGCTCGAACCCTGCAGTGTAATCGTAGAACGTCGTCGACGGATGTGCCGACACGATACGATCATGATCCAGATCGGAGGCTACATTTGGCCGATGGTACGACTCCAGCCCTTCCGCCGCGGCGCGCTTCTCTTGATTCGACAACTCCCGATCGTATCTGGCATAGAACCGCTCGGGCCAAAAATACCAAAGCTTCGTCACATTGCGAGCACATTCCCGCATGCGGGCCCCTGCTCGTCGTCCGGCAAACCAAAGCACACATGTCGCGATGCATGCCGCGGTGGCCCATTTGCAAACGTTGACGATGCCGCTGCGCTTCGAGGGGGCCATCGTGACGCCGGAGTTGATAACTTCGCGGCCGTTCGGAAGTTTTTCTAGCTTCGTGTTAGTTCCCAAGATGTGCGCTACTTTGCTATCGGCATCAATGCCGCGGGGGGTGGCGCTTGTCAGCTCAGCGGGCGTGGGGCGTGTCGCCATGGTATCGGCTCCGTTTCAAGGTAACGCGGCGGTTCAATCGTCCGCTCGCATGTCACGAGTATATGAGCCTATCGACATAAGACAAGGGGAGCGTGAAAGAATCCCGAGCCAGACTTGAAACCGCGGGCCCGCCGGACACCTAGTAAACGCGAAACTATTGGTGTCGTCCGCCCCTCGAGAGTCTGCTAGAATCCCGGGCACCGCTGCTTTTCAGCGTTCAAAATGCGATCAAAAGCCGCTGCGCAGAACATGCGCACTACCCCCTCGACTCAGGGGGTACATGGCTACCCCCCCGCTCGTGGGGTTTCCCCCACGTCAGGGGGTGCATCGCCACCTATGGGGGGGTACCCCCCCCTTGGGGGTCCTTCCGGCCTCTGGCACGCCCCTTGCCCCGGCTGCGAACGACACCCAATGCCACTCCGACTCCCGAAACGGCCCCAGGACCCCGGAATGCCCCCCAAAACGGCCGCCGCTGATCGCGGCGGCCGACGCCACCCCCGGACCGCGATCACCCCGCAGGAACGATCCTCGGAGGCTCCGGATCGTCGATGTCCAGCTCCGGCAACCCGGCCAGCGAGTTGAACGTCGACGGGCAGATCAGCGGATCGACATATACCCTCTGAAGTCTGGGGTCGTAGTGATCGAGCAGCTCGGTCGCCGCCCCCCTGCCAAACTTGGCCGCCAGATAACTCGCCGCCATCCGGCGAAATCCATGGAATCCTCGCCCGCGATACTCCACGCCGGCGGTCCGGCATAGCACCTGAAGCGATGCCCACTGTGACCGACCCTTCCGGTCCCACGGCCACACGAGATCGTCGTCTCCTCGACGGTGCTCGGCCAGCATCGTCGCGAGGCGCGGCGTGATCGACCGCACGATGTCTCTCGTGCTCCCCTTCCGCGTGTCGGCCAAGAACAACATCGTGTGCCGCTCGAGGTCGACCTGCGCCCACTTGATGCTCGTCAACGCTTCAAATCGCTCACCACTACAGACCGCAGCGTAAAGCAGCGTCGGCCACCACCACTTCGCCGGCAACCCGCCAACCTTGCCGATGCGGTGCCTCGCCTGGCGGATCAACGCCGACGCCTCGTCGGCGGTGTAGGCACGACCGGTGGGGATCGACTCCGGCACCCGCACGCGAGGCACCTCGGGGAACTCGTCGGCAAACTTCCGCCGCGCGGCGTACTCCCAGGTCGCACGGATCATGTTCCGATCCCGCCGCACCGTGGCCGGCTTCGGCAATCGGCCCCGCCACCCCGGCGTGACCTTCCTCCACTCGATGTACTCGGAGACCGTGTCGACGTTCAGATCACCAACCGTCGCTGGCCGCTCGAGGAACCGCTCAAACCTGGCCCACATCATCTCGTACAGAGCCAAAGTCTTCGGCTTCAGCTCCCGGACTCTCGCGTATCTCGTCGTTAACTCCCTGACTGGCATCCCTCGCGTCATGGCATCTCCCTGTTGTGATGCCGGGCAGTCTGACTGATTACTGGACGCTAGTACATCACCCCTTTGGGGTATTCGACTCCCCTCGCCTCCACTGCAACTCTCGCCCGGCCACTTCAACTCTCGCAGACCGGCCCAGCCGAAGCAAACGGCTGGGCCGGATTTGCTGGTCGAGCTGGTCGGGCGGATTGGACAGTTTGACTCTTCATACGCTTGCGATACTATCAGGGCATGGTGATGGCAATCCAAACCAACCGCAAACTCATCAGCACCCGCGAGGCCGCGAAGATTCTCGGCATCAGCATGGGGCGACTCCGCCGCATGGCGCTGGATGGGATGCTTTGGAGTGAGCACATGGCCGCCAACGCTCGAGTCTTTGACGAGGCCGAGATCAAGAAGCTGGCGAAGGTGCCGAGAGTGACGGGCCGCAAGCGAGGCGGATTCCGCCCCGGCTGATTTACGCGGCTTTTCAGGCGATTTTTCTCTTTGCAAGAAAATACGCTTGACACGTTTACACGATTGCGTATCTTTCCGCACATCGTTGATACGCCTTCGTACCAACGACCGAGTGGTTTCAGATTTCAACTCCCCCACTGCAAGGAATCCACGAAAGCCACGACGATCAAAATCGTTTGACGGGTATCTGCACATCGGTACAGTACCCACACCCAAGAGAACCAGCGGCCGATCACGGTGATCGGCAGGAACGACAGGCGAGGGACGCGCCATGACACGCAAAACCGCAGCATCGGCGTCCCTCAGAACGAGAGCAAGCCGCAATGGACACGACTCAGCGATACCAGGACCGAGAAAGAGACCAAGCCGACCCGACCGAGCCGACCATCCAGTTGCTCACGACTGCGATTCAGATGAGCTGGTCGGCGGACGAGGAGTACCGGCGTCGGGTTCAACGGTGCGACTACCTCCCGCCGGATGCAGCTCCGGTGAACGTGCGGAATCTCTACGGAGTGCCGCGGGGGAGGTAGGTGAGGTCGTCCGCACCCTTAGGGTTCGGATGGCGACCGCTGCGATCGTCTGCACGCGGCGACTGCCGCTGAACGAGACGATCGACATGGACATCGAGCAGCGGCTGATGGCCGGGGATCTTGAGGTCATCTACGACTCGACGCGCGAGGCGATCGCCGACCTGGAGACGATCGCCGACCGTATGGCCGACCTTCTCTGCGGCGAGCCGGAGGCTCTGCGGCGGCTCTCCGAGGTGCGACTGCGGCAGAACCGCACGGGAAAACCGTGGCACGGCGGTGCAATCACCGCGGCCACCAGCAACCAGGATGCCGGCGTGACGGATCACGCCGGAACGGAGCCGCGGGGACCGCGGCGTGAACAGGAACGACCCCGCCGAGCCAAGGCTGGCAAAGCGGTAACGAAACGGAGCCGTCGTGCTGAATCTTAATCGCTACCTCGGAGACCGAATCCAGATCGGTCCGGACGTAGTCGTGGTGGTGCGGGAGATCCGCGGAGCGGGCGGCGGTCGGCCAATGGTCAAGCTGGGCATCGAGGCACCAGCCCACATCTCAATCAGACGAAGCGAACTGGAGGTCATCAATGACAAGTGGAATCGATCCGAAGAGAGCCAGCGTGAAAGCGGCGGACGGCCGCCACTCGCTGGGCATTTGCCGGGCGTTGAAGTTGCTCCGGGCCGCACGATTGATGCTCACGAGTGTCAGTGCGGTCGAGGGCTATAGCAGGAGTTTTGACGGTGACGTGCGGATGGTCCGCACGGCCGTGAGGCAGTTGGAAGAGTGGGCACGAAAAGAGGGAATAAAAGTATGAAGATCACGAAGGGAAAGCGGCAGACGGCAAAGCGGGTCGTCATTCACGGCGTCGAGGGAATCGGCAAAAGCACACTTGCCAGCCAGTTCCCGAAACCCCTGGTGCTCGACACCGAGGACGGCACGAACCACCTCGACGTGGATCGGGTGACGATCACGAACTACCTCGAGGCCGAGGGAACCCTGCACGAGTTGGCTCGCGACTCGCAGGGATACCAGACGGTCGTGATCGACTCCGGCGATTGGCTGGAGCGGCTCCTCATTGAGAACCTTCTTTCCAAGGCCCAGAAGCGGAGCATCGAAGACTTCGGATTTGGGAAAGGCTACACGATGGTCGCGGAGGCGATCGGTCGCTTCCTCACGGTCTGCGACTCACTCGTGGAGCGTGGCATCAACGTGGTCATCGTGTGCCACACCACCGTCAAGCGGTGCAGCCCCCCCGACATGGACGAGGGCTACGACCGGTTTGAACTGAAACTGACCAAACAGAGCGGGCCGCTTGTGAAGGAGTGGGCGGATTGCATTCTGTTCGCCAACTACAAGACCCGACTCGTCGCGGGCGAGGATGGCCGCACCCGGGCCAAGGGCGGCAAAGAGCGGGTGCTGCACACCGAGCGGGCAGCGGCCTTTGACGCCAAAAACCGCTACGGGCTCGCCCCGGAACTGCCCATGACCATCGAGGGCCTCGCCCCGCTGTTCGCCGACGTGCCGGCCCCGGCCTCGACACCGAAGCCAAAGGGCTGGCGGGACCGGATCGCCGACTGCGACTCGGTCGAGCAGCTCGGAGCCGTCGGTGACGCCGTCGACTCCGCGGAGTCGGCCGGCAAGCTGACGCCGGAGCAGGCCGACACCCTCCGATCGCTGATCGGTGCCAAGCACGACGAACTCTCACCGCAGGAGGTTCCAGCATGAACCAGGTCGAACGTGACGAGGAGGCCCGCCACGCGGCGGCCATGCAGCTCGTCGAGGACACCGCGGTCGCGTTCAAGCGTGGTGCGGTCTCCTTCAACCGTGCCAAGGCCATCATCGACGACGCCCTCGTGGGCGACGCCGACCGGATCGTGAAGATCAGTACCAAGCCCTACACACCAGAGGTGACAACGTGAGGTTCGACAAGTTCACAGACCAGGATTTTGCAGCCAGCACTTTGCCGGACGGCGATCACGACGTGGAGATCGTCAAGGTCAAGAGCGTGACCAGCAAGAAGACGGGCCAGGAGTTTGCTGTCCTTGTGTTTCGAGACGTGGCCGACGCATACGACCAGGTCGAGAAGTGGCTGTCACCGGACAACAAACGCGACCAGCGGACGGCGATGGATCTCAACGCGGCCCTGGGCCGGGCGTGGGATTCGGAGATCGACGACTCGATCGCCGGCCAGGTCGTCGCGATCTCCTCTAAGCGGGCGGTCAAGGATGGCGAGCCGGTGCTGGACCAAGACGGTAACCAGCGGGTCTACGTCAACGGCTTCATGCCTGCGACCGGCACGGGGGCCGCTGACCCGAAGCCAGCCGCGGCTCCTCGAGCCAATCGCACCGCCACTCAAAAGGCGGACGCGGCCACCGGTGCGAGCGGCGACGACATCCCCTTCTGACTCATTCCACTTTTCAGAAAAAGGAAAACCACATGGCAACCCTGTACCAAACCCACGTCTTCCCCAACGGCGAAATCTACCGAATCAGCGGCGAGACGGTCGTCGTCGGCGATTTGACATACGTCAGGCGAAAGCACCTCGACGACCTGGAGTCGTCGGATCGCTTCCTCCCAACTGTGGCAGCCGCTGACGAGATGGCGGCAATCAAGATCCAGAAGCAGATAACAAACCTCCAAGACGTTCTCGCGAAACTCCGGCCGCTCCCGGCCGGTAACCAAGCGGCTGCCTCTTCATCGGCCGCAGGGAGAGCGCACGCGGTGGTCGCGAAGTAACTCCGCAGCCGGAGGCTGGGTGGCGAACCTTCCCGCCAGATAGCCAGTGACTCCGACCGGTCGCCGCACGTCACGCGGCAAACTCAAGGATGGGTCCGGTACACGAGTGATTCTTTTGAGGCATGGAGGTCTGCAAATGGCGAGTGACGTGGTAGTGATTGCGGTGGTGAAGCAGCTCATCGCGGCATGGGAGGCCGGCGACTCGCCGGCCGACGTGACGGTCGACCTGATCGCCGATGCGGTCGAGGGCCGCGGCGGGGTGGTGGCATGACGGCGTCATGGTCTACCGACGACGCGATCTCGGCACTGCCGCTGTTCTCGCAGCCCGCGGCGGCCTGCACAGCGAAGGCCGTGCGGGTGGCCGGCTTCGACACCGGCGCGGCCCGTGCGGCGATCCTCGAGGCCCTGACGAAGTCTGGCCGTGCCATGACGGGCGAGGAACTCGTCGATCACTGCCAGCGGCTGGGCCTGGTGCCGCACGACGCGAGAGCGTTCGGCAGCGTGTTCTCCGGGCTATCAAAGCAAAACAAGATCGTGTCGGTCGGATTCGCGGCCAGGCGGAAGGGTCATGGCACGGCCGGGGCAAGGTTATGGAAAGCAACTGGAGGTGCGACGTGAGCGCAGAGTCAAACAGAGCGGTGTTTCGTGCCTTGAGTGGACAAAAGCCTCGCGACCTATGGATAGAGATTCCGTGGAAAGGAAGTCCTGTTAGGACGTGGAATGAAATGCGACGGATGTACGACCTTGAGACTGCAATACACCCAAGAGGCAACTGCGACGGAAAAGGTCCGTGTGCCGTTTACCTTGCAAAACTCAAAACAGTTGTTCCCTCAATGACGATCTTCAAGGTTGGAGTAACTTGGAACGTAAAGTCACGGACTCTTGAGCATGGTGCGTGCCCGTTACTTCGCGTTGACAGTTGTACGTCTATTCAATGCACATCACGAAGGGCTGCGTTGAGCGTTGAGACTTCCTTTCTTGCTTCCTCGGCGTCTGCTGGCTTCTGGATTCGTGGAGAGTGGATTGCTGGATGTAATAAATCTCGGTCAAGGCTTGCAACCGACAAAAACGGGCCAAGATGGATGTTTTTGCATGATCGCGAATCTTATTGCGACGGCGACGCTTTGGTGGCCGACCCGACCAGCATGGAGGTGGTCAATGGATAGTCACTTATTTGACGAGTTCGCAAGCGGCTACGCCATTTTCAACGAGCTTGATGATTTTGGGCCGGCGGTAAACATAAACATCCAGACCGGCGAGCCTCTTTTTGCGGAAACTTGTGAACGATTCGCGGCGTGGCTTCTCAACGTAGCGAGCATCCTTCGCCAGCGAAAACTAAACCCGGAAACAACTGTTGTGTATGCGATCACGGACGGATCAATGCACAAGGTCGGCAAGGCGGTTTCGCTGCAGAAGAGGATGAAACAGCTTCAGACAGGAAACGCAAGTCAGCTTCGCGTGGTTTGCTTTTGCCGCGTGCGAGACGATCGCGAGGCATACGAACTTGAGTCGGCAGTTCACAAAAGCCTGCGCAAGTATCGGGTGGCCGGCGAATGGTTCTCGTGTAATAGCCATATGGTTTTTGATGCCATCTACCAAGATGCGGACGCCATAGGCGTGAGGCAGCGTCCCATGAACATTTGCGTTGGTCACGAAGACGAGCAGGAGGCCGAATATGGCACGCGCCCGTAGCATCAAGCCGTCGTTCTACAAGAACGAGCACCTGGCCGAGTGCGAGCCGATGGCACGCCTCCTGTTCATCGGCCTATGGACCCTCGCCGACCGCGATGGCCGCCTCGAGAACCGCCCCATGCGGATCAAGGCCGAGTTGTTCCCCTACGAAAACTGCGACATGGCGAACCTGCTGAAGCAGCTCGCCGACAGGGGCTTCGTCCGCGCCTACGAAGCGGGCGACAAGCGGGTGCTCGAAATACCCAAGTTCCGGGAGCACCAAAGATGCCACCCAGAAGAGCGTTCGGAGGGGTTCCTGCCACCCCCAAACGGAGGAAAACCGGGAAGTCCGGCGCTGGAGCCGGGAAATCCAACAACAGAGCCGGGAAGTTTCCCGGCTTTTCCCGGCAATGTAGCTGCTCCAGACAAAAGTGCGGTTTTTCCCGAGGAAAACGCAAAACCGGGAAGTCCAACGATGGAGCCGGGAAGTCCAACGACGGAGCCGGGAAGTTTCCCGGCGATTTGCGCCTCTTTCCCTCTTCCTCTTTCCTCTTTCCCTCTTCCCTTTTCCTCTTGTGCTCCGAGCAGTCCCGCTCCGCGGGCCGGCTCTGAGCCGACCGACTCCATCCGGTGGTCTGCTAGCGCAGGGTGGGAGGGCATCGGCGATCCCGACCTCGCCGAATGGGCCGCGGCCTACCCGGCTGCGGACATCCCGGTCGAGCTGGCCCGGGCCACCCAATGGCTCAAGGCGAATCCCAAGAAGGCGAAGAAGTCGAACTGGCGGAAGTGGCTGACGACGAGTTGGCTCAACAACTGCCAGGACCGCGGCGGCACTCACCGCGAGGCCGCGAAGCGGCCAGACGATCGCCGCTCTGCGGCTGACGCCGCAGCCGAGTGGAAGCGTTCCGTCGAGGATCCGGAGGTCTCCAGGCGACGTGCTGAGTTCCTCGCCATCAAGTCGCAGAAAGCCGGAGGCCCCGCATGACAACCGCCACCACCACCACCACCCCCAAGCAGCTCGCGGTCATCGACGCGATCGTCGACCTGACCGCGGAGCGCGGCTATCCGCCGACCATGCGGGAGATCGCTGCGGTCATCGGGTCGATCCATTCGGACGTGCAGCAAAAGCTCTGGCGGCTGCGGCGCGACGGGAGGGTGACGTGGGACGAAGGGCGGGCCAGGACGGTGCGGGTGGTGGAGGTGACGCAATGACCATCATCCTCGGCATCGACCCCGGTCTCAGCGGCGCTCTCGCCCTCGTCTCTGAAGAGGGCCTCCACGTCCTCGATATGCCGGTCGCGGAGGTCCGCGGCAAGCGTGTGATCGACGCGGCCCGGCTGGCCCACCTCGTGCAGCGAGGCTTCCCCTTCCAGCCCAACCACGTCGTCCTCGAGCACGTCCAGGGCGTTCAAGGCTCCGGGGCCACCTCGGCGTTCAACTTCGGCCGCGGTTTCGGCCTGGTCGAGGGCGTGGTCTCGGCCCTCGGCTATCCGCTGACCCTCGTCCGCCCGCAGTCGTGGACGAAAGCCGTTGGCGTCAGCCGGGACAAGGGCGAGCACCGGCTGGTGGCGAGCCGGCTCTGGCCTCGGCACGCGGAGCTGTTCGCCAGGGTCAAGGACGACGGTCGGGCCGACGCGGCACTCCTTGCACACTGGTACGCGAGGCATGGCAGTGGGTAGACCCAAATCCGCACCGGAGCACCAGGTCGCTGCAGCCGAGCGGAAACGCACGCAGGACATCGAGCGGACGCGCGAGCGGACCCGCCGCGGTGCGGACATCGGTGAGATCCCGCCGGTGCAGAACCCGGACCGCCGGCGGCAAGCCGAAGCGTCGTTTGAGTATTTCGCTGTCGAGTATTTCCCGCACTCCACCGGGCAGTGGCCCATGTCGCCCGACCACCAGCGTGGCAACACCCGCTGCCAGGACGCGGCCGACAACGGCGGCCGGTCGATCGAGGCCCTCCCGCGAGGATCGGGCAAGACGACGAGGTCCGAGGTGTTCGCTATCTGGTGCGGCCTCACCGGTCGCCGGTCGTTCGTCGCCGTGTTCGGCAGCGAGTCGACTAAGGCCCAAATGTCGATCGACTCGATCAAAATGGAACTGACCGAGAACGATTTGTTGTACGAGGATTTTCCGGAGGTCTGCCATCCAGTGCGGGCTCTGGAGGGCAAGCCGCAGCGTTGCTCCGGGCAGACGTTCCGCGGTGAGTCGACACACATCGAGTGGACGGCCGACACGATCGTGCTGCCGAAGATTCCCGGCAGTAAGGCGAGCGGTGCGATCGTCTCGTGCCACGGGCTCATGGCGTCGTCCCGCGGCCTTCGCTACAAGCGTGCCGACGGCGTCCAGGCCCGGCCGGACCTCGTGATTCTTGATGACATTCAGACCGACGAGTCGGCGGCATCCGCGGTGCAGATCGCCAAGCGGCTGGCGATCATCAAGAAAAACATCTTGAAGCTAGGCGGCCACGGCAAGACTCTCGCGGTCGTGTGCAATGCGACGGTGATCGCCCGCGACGACGTGATCGACCAACTGCTCGCCGACCCGGCATGGCAGGGCGTTCGCGTGAAGGCCGTGCGGGCGTGGGCGAAGCGGCACGACGATCTGTGGATGGGCGATTACAAACGCATCCGCCAGACCTACGACAAAGAGATCGACGGCGACCAACTCCGGGCGTGGCGGGAGGCGACCGAGTTCTACCGCACGAACCGCGAGGCGATGGATGAGGGGTGCGAGGTCTATTGGGCACACTGCTACGACCGCGATCAAGAGCTGTCCGCGGTCCAGCACTTCTACAACGCCCTCATCGACGACGGCCCGGAAGTGTTCGCAAGCGAGTACCAGCAGGAGCCACTCGCCGACGAGTCCCGCACCGACGCCGTCCGGCCGGCGGACCTTTCCAGCCACGCGATCAACGTCCCGGCGGGCGTGGTCCCGGCCGGCTGCAACACGCTGACGGCGTTTGTTGACGTGCAGGAGGCATGTCTCTACTGGGTCGTCACGGCGTGGGGGCCGCAGCTCCGGGGCCACGTCGTTGCCTACGGCACCTACCCTGACCAGCACCGCGGGTATTTCGCTCTCCGCGAAGTGGAGAAGACCCTGCGGATGGCCGCAAGCAACGCCCCGTTGGCTGACGCTATGCACCTGGGGCTCGAGGTGGTCGCCCGCGAAATACTCGACCGCGAGTTTGAGTCCGAGGACTCCGACGCCGTCCACCGGGTCGCCCTTCTCCTGGTCGATGCCAACTGGGCCCAGACCGCAGACGTGACGAGAGACTTCGCCCGCCGGTCGCGGCACGGGACGCGACTCATGCCATCGCACGGCCGATACGTCGGTGCCAGCCGCCGGACGATGAGCGACGGCAAGGCCGAGCCCGGCGAGCGTGTCGGTGCCAACTGGCGGACCTCGACGATCAAGAAACAGCGGCACATTTTGTACGACACGAACTGGTGGAAATCGCTGATCGCAGGCCGCATGAAGCTGGGCGCTAACGACCCGATCGCGTTCACGTTCCACCAGGGTCGGCACGAGATGCTGTTCGACCACATCGCGAGTGAGTATCCGACTCGCACCGAAAACAAATCGACCGGCCGCACGGTGGACGAATGGCAACTCATCCCGGGCCGCGACAACCATTGGCTCGACGGTCTAGTCGGATCCGCGGTGGCGGCCAGCGTCGTCGGCGTGTCGGCCGTCGGAGCCGAGACCCACAAGGTGGTGCGAAAGCACATCACCCGCGAGGAGATGGCGGCCCGACGTGCGGCGCTGATTGACAAGATGGGTAGGTAGGCTGAGGTTGACGCCCGTACACCAGTGGGCAGAATGCGGACGGTTCGATTGCACCTCGATTCCGAAAGGAAAACACGATGCGATTTCTTGTGCTTCTCGCAGTCTTCGTCTGCAGCGTCGCCGTAGGCCAGGACGTGCGGACGTGTGCGAACGGTCAGTGTCGGATGGTCAGCACAACCTCGACGGCCCAGGGCGTCGCGGAGATCCAAGCCCGGCAAGGCCGCGTGGGCCACCACGGCGGCAACCGAGGGTTTGAGGGGTGCGGCTCCGGGCCGACTCCGGCCGCAGCTCTTAGCAACTGCTGCTACTCGCGAAACGGGTGGCCCGTCGTGGACCAGGGCGTGGCGTTCGGCCACGGCCGCTGGTGGGCGTGCCGCCGGTATGGTCGGTGATTTCTCTTCCCAGAAAGGACGGTGATCGTGTTTCGTCTGATTCTTTGCTTCTCGATGGTCGCATTTCTCGGCCTCGTCGGTGTCGCCCTCGCGGGTGCGTCCCCGGAGCCCGCTGCAGCCGTTGCCGGCTGCCACGGTTCGTGCCACGGCCGGCTGACGGTGGCCCAGCGTGTCGCGGCCCGGCAGACCGCCCGGCAGGATGCTCGAGCGGCCAAGCGTGCCGCCAAGGCTTCGTGCCACGGTGAGCCGCAGTAATGTCCTCCGACTTCTCGCTGGTCACCGCTGCGTTGGTGTTCTCGACATACGTCGTCATCGACGTGCTGTATGCCGCCTACATCATCGCGGTCGGTGGCCGGCGGGCGGTTCGGGCCGCTGCCTTGTCGTCGGTGATCTATTCGCTCCTGGCGTTCGGTGTCGTGACCTACGCAAAGAACCCGGCGTATGTCGTGCCGCTGGCGGCAGGGGCTTTTGTGGGAACGTACCTGACCGTCCGGTGGCAACAGGAGTGACATCGTGGAAGCGATCGAACAGTACGCGAACACAAAGCCGATGCCGGCCTCGTCGCTGGAATGGTTGATGGGCCTCGTAGCGGAGCGGCGGCAGGAGGTGGACGAGATCCTGGGGTTCCAGGTCTCGGAAACGCTGCTGTACACACTCGGTCGAGTTCACACGACGCCCGACGCGGAGATCGCGGACGAGGGCGTGATAAACCAGCGGTGGACGGGTGACTGACGTGAGCGACCGGCTGCGAAACGGTGCGCTAGAGGGCCGCGAAACGGTGCCGTTGTCCGCAAAAGCCGATTGTCCGAGCCCGGACAATGCGGCAAACGCGGACATCCTGACCGATGAGGAGCGTGAGGCGATAGCGTACTACCTTGGCACTGGTGGGCCATATGGCGTTGACGCAACGCTCGTCGCGTTGCTGAAGAGGCTTTCATGAGGATCGACTCTGACACTTGCCGCGAACCCGAGCGGATTTGAAATGGTTGCGCCCGCTATGCGCGAGGTATACCCCCGTGCTGAACGATAAAGCCGACGCAATAATCATCGACTATGATATCGGTCGCAAACGACCTCACGACATCCTGGCCGACTATCGGCAGTGGCGATCGATGCAGGAGGATCGTGTCGGGACGCACTCGCCGGAGTGCCACCTGTGGCCGAGGCATGAGAGGTGCATGATCCACCGGCTCGCGGCCGAGGTGGAGCGGCTACGTCAAGTTTTGTTGCGAGAAAACAACCGCACAGAAACTGCCGAAAAGTGACAGTTGGCGTGCAGTCTCGTCGTTACTGGACGCATGTACCGGTAGGGTAAAATGGCGGCAAGGAGACCCGCCATGCCAGCCTACCTAGACGATGAGTTTTGGGATGAGGTGGACGCGGAGTCGGACATCGATCACCCGTTCATCGAGTTCCTGTGACGCTAGTTGCGTGAACATTGGTACACTGTTGGTAGGGACGCGAAGCGTCCCGCCACCGGGAGTTCACCATGTCCGACAACTCCGACGTGATCGACGCTGTCGCAGCAAATCTCGCCCAGCCGAGACGCGCCCGCACCGACGCGGGCGAGGTGGAGCAACACGAGCTTGACCGCCAGGTGGCGGCCGCAGAGTTCGTCATGAAGGCCCGGACGCAGTCGTCCGGCAGCCCGTTCGGATCCCTGCGTCTGGCGCAGTGCGTGTACCCGGGGGCACACTGAGCGTGGGCATTCTCGGTAGCATTTTCGGCGGCTCTAGGCGATCGTCGCTCCAAGCGACGGTCGACGCGCAGAAAGCTGCGCTCGCCACGATGGTGCGGGCGAAGTACGACGCTGCTCAAACGTCGGACTTGAACCGCAATCACTGGGCCAGCTCTGACCACCTCTCTGCGGACGCGAGTCTCCAGCCGGCGATCCGGCAGATCCTCCGCAATCGGGCAAGGTACGAGCTGCGGAATAACTCCTACGCCGCGGGCATCGCAAGCACTTGGAGCAACGACCTGGTCGGCACCGGCCCCCGGCTACAACTCGACCTCGGCCCCGACGTGTCGCCCGAAGCGGTCCGGTCGATCGAGAACGCTGTCTCCGATTGGGCCGACACGATCGACCTCGCGAAGAAGTTGCGGATCTCGAAGACCGCCAAGATCAGCGACGGCGAGGTTTTCGGCTTGAAGACCAGCAACCGCAGACTCCGCGGCGTGCAGCTTGATCTCAAGCTGGTCGAGGCCGACCAGGTCATGTCGCCAGCCGGGTTTTACAGCACCGAGCATGACGTTGACGGCGTGCGATTCGACGCCGATGGCAACGTCACCGACTACTGGATTTCACGTCGGCACCCGGGATCGCTCTCGCAAGCGTTCCTGCTGGATGGCGACTGGATCGACGCGAACTACGTCTGCCACTGGTATCACGCGACGCGCCCGGGCCAGCACCGCGGCGTGCCGGAGATCGCTCCGGCCCTGGAGCTGTTCGCTCTGCTTCGCCGGTACACGCTGGCGGTCGTGACCGCGGCCGAGACGGCTGCCTCGTTCGCCGCGATCCTCAAGACGACCATGCCGGCCGACGGGTCCGGGGCCGCCAGCCTTGAGACGCTGGAAACGATGCCGATTGTCCGCGGCATGGCGATCGCCGCCCCGGACGGCTGGGAGCCGGTCCAGATGCGGGCCGAGCATCCGACCTCGAGCCACGACGCATTCGTGCGTCGGCTTATCAACGAGATCGCAGCCGCGTTGGGTATGCCCTATATCGTGGCCTCCCTCGATTCCAGCTCCGCGAACTACTCGTCGATGCGTGGCGACTACCTCGTGTATCGCAAGAGAATCGCGGTTGAGCGATCGGACATGGAACGCACGTTCCTCGACCCGCTCCTCTACTCGTGGCTCGACGAAGCGGTCGCCGTCCCCGGTCTCATCCCCCGCGGTCTCCCGCCCTTCGCGGCATGGAACTGGACGTGGGTGTGGGACGGTTTCGAGCACGTCGACCCACTCAAGGAAGCAGACGCCGACGCCGCAATGGTGGGCGGCAACATGGCGAGCCTCGCCGAAGTCTGTGCCAAGCGTGGCCGCGACTGGCGGGTCGTTCTCCGGCAGCGGTCGATCGAGCGACAGATGGAGCGAGACCTGGGCGTTTCCGCCCAGCCGGCGGCAATGGCCGCGGACGACGACATGGACGGGATCGAGGCCGAAGACGGCTACCGGCCCCCGCAAGCTGCTCGTGACGCGGCCCGCCGCGGCCTGGAGTTACGACGCGAGTACGGGCGTGGCGGTACGGCGATCGGCGTGGCTCGTGCCCGGGACATTGCCAATGGCCGATCTCTCTCGCTCGACACGATCGGGCGGATGGTCTCGTTCTTCGCTAGGCATTCGGCCTACAAGGAAAACCACGGCGAGAATCCGCCCTCTAATGCCGAAATTTCGTGGCTGTTGTGGGGTGGTGACGCCGGCCGCTCGTGGGCCCAGGGTGTCTACAAGCGAGAGAACGAGGACGCCAACGCATGAACAACCGCATCGAACTATCCGCAACCCTCAACGTCCAAGCGGCCGACGAGGCCGCGACGCCGACGTTTGAACTTCTGGCCTACACCGGGGCGTCGATCCGCCAGGGGTGGTCGAGGAATCCGCTGGTCGTCGACCTCGCACAGATCGACGCATCGCGGCCGATCCCGATTCTCTACGCCCACGGCAAAGAGATGTCGATGCTCGACAGCGTGATCGGACGAAGTCTGGAATCTACCAACGACGGCAGCCAGCTTGTGCTCCGCGGCGAACTGATTCGCGGGACGCCGGCCGGCGACAAGCTGATCGCCCTCGCGAAGGCCGGCGTGCCGCTGCAAGCGAGCATCGGGGCCGACGTGGGCTCAATCGAAAACATCGCCGCGGGAGCCAGCGTGACAGTCAACGGTCGCGAGTTCTCCGGCCCTATCAGTGTTGCTCGTGCGGCGGTTCTCCGCGAAACGAGCGTGGTCCTGTTCGGTGCGGACGGTGCAACGTCCGCGGCTATCGCCGCCGAGGCGAGTGAGGTATTCCCTATGAGCGATCAGCTCAACGAGAAGCCCGTCGAGGCCGCCGTGCCGAAGACGGAAGCCCCGGCGATCGTCGTCGCGGACCCGAAGCCCATCGTCGCCACCGCTGGCGGTGACAGTGCCAGCCTGATCGCCGGCGAGGTCGCCGAGATCGTGATGCAGCGGATGCGAGAGGAGCGGGTCGCGGAGGTCCGGGCTTCTCGCCCGTCGGCTCCCGCGATCCACGTCGTGGATGCCGCCGCGGCCAACGCGCCGAAGGTGGTGGAGGCGGCGTTGTGTCTCGCTGGCGGTCTCGCCAACGTCGAGAAGGTCTTCGACGAGAAGACCCTCGAGGCGGCTGACCGGCGGCGAAACCACACGTCGCTGCAAGAGGTGCTGATCGAGGCTGCCCGCCGGAACGGATACACCGGTCCGGCCCGCATCCACGACGGCAACATCCGCGAGGTGCTCGCCGGTGCGTTCCCCCAGGTGCAGGCGACCGGGTTCGCCACGCACAGCATCAGCAACGTGCTCGCGGCGACCTACGGCAAGTTCCTTCTCCAGGGCTACAACGCCGTCGAGTCGACGTGGGACATGATCGCGTCGATCCGCAGCGTCAGTGACTACAAGACGGTCACGGGCGTGCGGCTCAACGGTGGATTCGAGTTTGAGGATCTCGGTCCCAGCGGCGAACTGAAGTCGGCCGACGCCTCCGACGAGACGCGGACGATCAAGGCCAAGCTGACAGGCCGCATGTCCAGCATCACGATGGTCGACATCGTGAACGACGACCTGGGTGCTCTGACCCAGGTGCCATCCAGGCTGGGCCGCGGTGCCGCGGTCAAGCTGAACAAGGATTTCTGGACCGAGTTTCAGTTGAACAACTCGACGTTCTTTCAGAAAGAGACGGCCGCGGCAGGCAACGCCTTGGCGATCTCGTCGCTGAAGACGGCGGTGACTTCGTACAAGAAACTGACCGATCCCGACGGTAACCCGTTGGGCATCTCGCCGTCGATGATCCTCGTCCCACCGGACCTGGAGATCACCGCCGACGAAATGATGGGATCGACGGTGCTCATCACGGGCGAGAGCGTGACCCGCGGAAACGTGAACGTGTTCGCTGGTCGGTTCCAGGTTGTGCCCTCGTCCTACCTGACGAGTTCATCGACCTGGTGGCTCGTCGCCAACCCGGCCGAGCTGCCTTGCATGGAGGTCGCTTTCTTGAACGGCCAGAGGCTCCCCACGGTCCAGCAGGCCGACGCCGATTTCAATCAGCTCGGCATCCAGGTCCGCGGTCATTTCAGCTATGGCGTTGCCAAGGCTGAGTCTCGCGGATGCTACCGGATGGCGACCGCTTGATCGTAATGTGATTCGTGCCCGGCCGGCGGGGGTCCAACCCGCCGGCTGGGGCTCTCAAACTCCATACTCCCGATACGAAAGGTTCTCAGATGCCCAGTTATTACGCAGACGGAAACAAGCTCGACTACACCCCGACGACGGGCGTGGCAGCGGGCGAAATCGTCGTCCTCGGCGGCCTTGTGACGGTCGCCGATCGTCCGATCGTCGCCAACGAGCTTGGTGCCGTTCACACCAACTGTGTCGTGACCGGCTCGGTGGCTGCAACCGGTATCACCGGTGCCCAAGGCTCGGCCATTCGGTGGTACGCCGCGTCGGGCGTGTTCGACGCCACGACCGGTGTCACCGCGGGCTACCTGGCCCGTCCCCGACTGGTGGCCGATCGCCAGGTGGCGGTGCTCCTCTGGCCCTCGTGACCGACCCCACGCAAGGGGGCGGGTGCGGCCACGCTATCGGCCGCGCCCGCCCCTCTCGCACCTGGTGACCCATGCAGGACCTGATCGCCGCTGGCGAGACGTGGTTTCGATCGCAGCGGCGTGAGCACCTCGCGACGGAGGTGTCGTACCAACCGGCTATCGGCACCACGCGGACAGTGCGTGCGACAGTCGTGATTGGCCGTTGGGAGTCGATAGATGCCGCCGGCCAGATGCTCCGGACGGAGACGCAGGATTTTTTCGTTGACACGACGGACCTTGCCCAAGATCCGAAGAAGGGCGACAGGATCGTAGCCGGTGGCTTTACCTACGAGGTGATGATCCCGCCGGGGGCCGAGCATCACTGGCGGTGGTCGGACAGGAATAAGACTCTTCGGCGGATTCACACGATGGTGACCGAGGGACCATCTACCCGCACTCCGGCCGTCCCAGGTCCGCCGACCGCTCTCGCAGTCGTCAGTGGCCCTCGCGTGACGTGGACGGCTCCCGTCGTCACCGGCGAGTACGTCGTGACCTCCTACAAGGTCTACGCCGGCGACGTGCTGCAGGAGACCGTGACGGCCCCATCAACCACGAGCGTCGGGACGTTTTCGGGTGGCACGGTAGTCCGGGTGTCGGCGGTGAACGCGATCGGCGAGGGGGCAAAGAGTTCGCCGGTGACGATCACGGCGGTGCCAGGTGCTCCGACAATCGCTGGGGCATATTTCGATCCGAGCGAAGTCGGGACAAACGTCTTGTGGCAAGCACCGACCAGCAACGGCGGGGCTGCCATCACTGAATACCGCGTGTACTTTGATGGCGATTACGTCACGCCAGACAATATCGTCAGCAGCACGTACTACCAATTTGAAGGCAACTTCGTCGGCTACAACGTCGAGGTTTCGGCAGTCAACTCCGTTGGCGAAGGGCCGAGGTCCGCGCCGGTGACGGTGGCTCAGGCGTAGCCGGGGAACATCAGATGGCAAAAAATATGACTAGGCGTGCATTTCCTCGAGGCGGCGTACGCACCCGTCTGCCGTTGACGATCTATCGCCGGTCGTCTGAGTTCTCGCCGGCGGACATTGAGGGCCTAGCCCTCTGGCTAGACGCCTCTTCCTCCGATTTGTACACCACCGACGCGGGTCCGGTGGTGGCGGTGACTCAGCCTACGGATATCGCGGGGTGCGTGGGCTGGTGGGATGCGAGCGATGCGGGGAGCATCACAGAGTCTGGCGGGCTGGTGAGCCAATGGAACGACAAGAGCACGGCGGGCAATCACGCGACGGCTAGTAGCACCGCGAGGCCAACGACCGGCACCCGTTCGCTCAACGGCAAAAACGTCATTGACTTCGACGGCACTGCCAACGCAATGGCAACGTCGCTGGCTGACACCGCGACACAGACCGTGTTGTTTGTCGCCGTCTCTGACGTTGCATCCAGCAGCGGGCGGTTGTGGAGTTATGGGACAACCAATCGCGGCGTGTTCTCCGATTCCGGCACATGGGCTTTCTGGCGGCAGCAAACATCAGGCGCGATTTTATTTGGCGCGACGGCCTCCGCAACTTCGCCGTCTGTAGCGTGCGCGTTGTTTACTAGCAACTCGTCCTTGACGACTTTCGGGAACGGGGCTCAGGGGACAACCAACGACCCCGTCGATTCATCCGGCGCGTCGTTCAACATCGGCAAGGAAACGACCAACTTCTTTAACGGCTACATTGCCGAGATCATCATCTTTGACACCGCCCTCACCACCGCTCAACGAGCATCCGTCGAAGCCTACCTCGCCGCCAAGTGGGCCATCTCCGGCGTCCACGCACCCGCCACCGCGAGCAGCGATCCGGTGGGGTACTGGGCCGACAAATCGGGAAACGGCAGGCACGCGGTGCAGGCGACGGCGGGGAATCGGCCGACGATCAGTGCGACGGCACAGAACGGGCGGAAGAATCTGTCGTTTGTCCAAAAGCATCTCTTAGGCTCCTTCTCGCCAGAACTTGCCTCTACTGAATACACCGTCGCGGCAGTGGTGCAGACTAATACCGGAGCCAACAACAACCAGCGAGTTTTCGCTACTGCCGCATCGACCGGCAACGACTTTGCCTCCGGCCGCGTAATCCCCATTCTGAACAACGCTCAAGTTGTCGGCGGACTCAGCGCGTACGCTAGCACCAACGTCAGCCCGGTCACCGGGTTTGCTACCTACGGCATATTCACGGGTGTTCTGGGTGGTGGTGCAGTTCGTAACTCAATCAATCGCGGCAGAGGGCAGTCGGTTTCCGCCACGCAAACAACCGCCACCGCAAAGTACGGCGTCGGCACGGCAGGCCACCAAGATGGGACGGCTCTTTTTACGGGGTCCATAGCGGAGTTGTTGTACTACTCGCGTGCCTTGAGTGACTCCGAAGTCAGCCGTATCGAAACGTACTTGTCGAACCGCTGGGGCATCACCCTCGCCCCGCAAGTCTCCAACGCCGACGCGCAAGATTGGGTCAATCGCGTTTACGCCAACGGCGGCACGGTGAGTTCCGCGACGGCGGCGGCCGTGAACCAGTTTTGTACCGACATCGAAAACGCGCCGGGCGGTTCGATTCGGGATCGGTTCCTGCGTTTGAATCTCTTCGCGGGAACGGGGCTCAACGCCGCACTGGTGCCGCTGTATCGGGCCGCGTCTCTGGGCGACACGCAACTTGGAAACACCACCGATACAAACGTGGGCGGGCTGTTTGTCAGTGGAGACTACTCGGAGGCAACGGGGCTCCAGGGGGCCAGTGGGAAGTACCTCAACACCGGATTTCTCGCGTCCACGCTAAACCGCTCAAATACGCACATTTCTATCTACGGAACGTCTCTTACAACAGCACCAGGGTCTTTCGGCTCTTTGATTGGTGCCCGCAATGCTTCGGCTGGAGACATAATCCAGTTTGACGGCAAGCGAAGCGTTGCTTCAAATACTTACTTCAGTCATTCAGGCCCGTCGCTAAGCGCGGAAGGGTCGCCTGTCGCATCGTCCGGGCATCTTATGGGTGTATCGCGGACATCGACAGACTTGAAAGTTTATTCCAATGGCACATCTACCGGCTCGCAAACAAGCGACCGGACATCGGGAACGCTTGTCAACATTGCAATGTTTGTTTTTGCGAACAACTTCAACGGCACCGCCTCTGACATCTCAGGGATGTTGTGCCGCCAGTACAGCATCGGGCTCGGAATGACAGCCGCTCAAGTGGGTTCGTATTACTCAGCCGTGCAGGCGTTTCAAACTGCACTTGGGAGGAACGTATGACGCTTTCCGACCTCACGCTCCCGCTGCCATACGACGAGTGCAAAGACCTCGCAATGGTCTACGACTACGCGACCGCTGCCGAGTGGTACACCATCCAGCAGGAACACGGCGACCCTCGCCATGTGGCTGGCGGGCAGCAACTCACCGATGGTCGCTGGATGATGGGCGGGCATCTGCTCTCGGAGTTGCATGAGGGCGGCATCCTGGCGTGGGCTCTGCCGCACCTGACGCCGGAGTTCATGGCGAACGTGGAGATCATCCCCCTGGCCGATGCCGTCGCTCTCCTGCCACCAGAGTCCCCTAGCCCTGTGAGCTAGTGGACTGCCACTGCGAAAATCCGGGGTTTACGGCCCCGCCCATTTGAGTAGGCTACCGGTGAACAGGTGAACACCGGCATGATTGAACACCTCCATCGCGTCGCGGCCCACGCCTACCACTGTGGCGAGCACGAGGTCGGCCGCCGCTGCTGCGAGCGGCTTCTGCGGCTGCCGCTCTCTGCGGAGAAGGAAGAGCGGGTGCGGTCGAATCGCACCTGGTACACGCAGACGCTAACCGACCAGGGCGTTGCCGCGGAGTTCACAAAGATCGACGTGCCCCCGGCCCGTGTCGGCTGGTCGCTGTTCAACCCTTCGGTCGTGAGCCACGGCGACCGGTTGCTGGTCAACGTGCGGTCGAGCAACTATTCGATCGACGACAACGGCCGCTACGTCATCCCGCCAGAGGACCGCGAAGCGATCCGGACTTACAACTGCCTGGTCGACAACGGGCACGCCCGGGACTACTGGGCCGCCGACTACGAGGCCAGCGGGTTCCCAGTCGAGGGGCTCGAGGACGTGCGGCTCAACTCTGTTGAGGGTGAGCTGATCGCATCGGCCACGATCCGCAACTGGGCGGGCCGCGACGGGACGTGCCGGATCGGCGTCGGGAAGCTGGAGACGTTCGACAAGATCCACGACCTCCGCTGCCACGACACCGTGAGCGGCCGGCACGAGAAAAACTGGATGCCGATTACCGGCCGGCGGGAGTTGCTGTACCACTGCAGCCACCAAGGCCGGACGTGCCTCGTCCGCGAGGACGGCGACGATTGGACGGTCACCGCCCACGCCGAGGCCCCGCTGGTGGCCCGCGGGTTCCGCGGCGGCTCGCAGCTCGTCGAGCACCCTTGGGCTCCGGGCTTGTGGTGGGGAATAGTCCACGAGGTGGCGGTCTCCGGTGGCCGGCGAGCCTACGAACACCGGTTCGTTATGTTCGACGAGGGCCAGGACTGGCGGATCACCAGGGTATCCCCGGCTTTCGCGTTTCGTGAAACGCGGAGCATCGAGTTCTGTGCGGGCCTCGCGGTCAGCGGCCAGAGCACGCTCGTGGCATCGTTCGGCGTGCGGGACGCCGAGGCTTGGCTGGCCTACCTACCGATCGGCGACGTTCTCAACATCATGGGTGACGCATGGGAGTGACCGCATCGCTGGCATGGACCGACGCCGTTCGCAAGTTGCTGGAGAGCAACTGGCGGGAGGATGACTGGTTCGGCTGCGACAGCCGGGTGATTTTTCATTACGCCATGAAGGGCGAGATTTTCCGCCGCCACAAGCCGGCCAGCGTGATCGAGATCGGCACCCGCTGCGGCTACTCGCTGCTGACATTCGAGGCCGCGGCCCCGGGTGCCCACTACCTCTGCATCGACGGTGCGATGGATGCCGATTCCTACGACTGCCTTGCCCACTGGCGGCGGCTCGTCGAGCGGCACAGCATCGACGCCGACCTGGTCGTGGTCGACTCCCACGCGATCAAGTCGCTTCCTCCGGCCGACTTCGCCCACATAGATGGCGACCACTCTTACGCCGGGGCTCTCGCCGATCTCCGGCTGGTGGCCGGCAGCCGGGTGATCCTCGCCGACGACGTGGACAACCGGGAGGTGCGGGCCGCGGTGGACACGTTCGCCAAAGAGCAAGCCCGGACCGTTGAGTATTTCGATGACGGTTTGAGGAAGGGGGCGATCCTCACATGAAGATCGCCATCTACGCCCTCGCCAGGAACGAATCCGCCAACGTCGAGCGGTGGGAAGCATCCTGCCGGGATGCCGACGTGCGGGTGGTCACCGACACCGGATCGACCGACAACACCGTGGAGCTGCTCGAGGCCGCGGGCGTGACGGTGGCCCGCGGTGCCCCAATCCCGTGGCGGTGGGACGACGCGCACAACCTATCTCTCATGCACGTCCCGGCTGACGCGGACGTGGCGATCCGACTCGATCTCGACGAGGCCCTGGACCCCGGCTGGCGGGAGGCCCTAGAGGCCGCATGGACGCCGGAGACGACGAAACTCCGATACCCCTACTGGTGGAGTAAAGAATTCTGCTTCCGGTGCGACCGCATCCACTCGCGGCATGGCTACCGGTGGACCGGGGCCACGCACGAGGGCCTGGTGCGGTGGTGGGGGACCGACGTGCAGACCTTCGCCGACAACGTCGTGATCCGCCATCACCGCGAGCCGGGGAAGGTTCACAAAAGCGATCTGGAACTGCTGACGCGGGCGGTCGAGGAGAATCCGACCGACGCCCGGATGCACTGGTATTACGCGCGGGAGCTGGACTACGCCGGAGACAAGCGGGCCGGGCCGGCGTTCGCGTCCTACCTCAAGATGCCGGGCGGTGCTCCCAATGAGCGGGCACACGCCCGCCGGTCGCTGGCGAGACTCGATCAAGGCGGTGCGAACAGCCATATCCTCGCCGCCATGCTCGAGGCCCCGACGGAGCCGGAGGCCCACCTGTACGTCGCCCAGATGGGGTGGCACAAGCGTGACGCCGTGGCGACTCTCTACTGGGCTCGCCAGGCGTATCACTGCGATCGCGAAAGCATGACCCACACCAGCGACGTGGCGGCCTACGGCGACTTGTCTGCCGACCTCGCCTACTCGGCGGCGTTTGAGCTGGGGCTGTACGCGGAGGCCCTGGAGTACGCACGGGAGGCTGCCCGGAGGAACCCGGGCGAGCCGCGGCACGCGGAGAACGTGGCCGCGATTGCGAGAATGACAACAGAGGACGGCCCCAAACCGTAGGACGAACATGGAAGCCATCGAAATACTCATTGCCGATTCTCTCGCCGACTCGCTGTCGAAGTTCACGTTCCCCGGCACGATCAGCACGATCACCGCGGTCCGCCGGATCGTGCCGGATGAGGTGACCGAAAACCTTGACGAGCTGCAGGTCTCCGTCGTTCCCGGCGAGGTAGACGTGAGCAACCACACCCACGGGGCCGACCTGTTTGAGGCGACCGTTCACGTCGTCGTCGGCAAGCGATTCGAGAGTGATGAGGAGCTTGACGCACTCTACGACCTTCGCAGCAACATCCTGGACGCGATCCGCTCCAAGGCCCTTCCGGCCTCAAGCCCGGCGATGCCACCAGGCACCCACTGGATGAACATCCAGAACGTCGTGACGTTTGGACGCGACCAGGTGGCGAACATGAGGACGTTCCTGGCCGACATCGCAGTCGTCTACCGACGTGCTCAAGAGAAGGTGCTATGAAAATCCCAAGCATCATGCCGAATATCCCGGCCGTCGGGCTGCGTGTCAGCACGTCGGCATTTTTCGACCGCGACGCCGTTAAGGCCGCGATGTCGGATATGGACTTGAAGGCGTTGTCGAAGGCGTCGCTTGTGGTCAAGGACCGCGCTCGGCGGATCATAAAGAAACGCGGAATGGCGAGGATTCCGCTCAAGGCACAGCGCGACTATCCGGGGGCTGGTCCCACCGCACTGCAGAAGATGGGCATCCTCTCGATGAAGGCGCGAGACTTAATCGTCCGCGAGGTGCAGTTCCCGAAGGGATCGCCTCCCGGCACGCCGCCGTTTACGCACACCCCGTACAGCGGCCACCAGGCCAGCTTCCTCGGATTCCGTCGCAACTTGTGGAACTACTACGACCGGCAAACGCATTCCGGCGTGGCTGGCCCGTCCAAGAAAGGGCGGATGTTGCCCTATCTTCACGAGTTCGGCGGCATCATGCGGCTGCGGACGTGGGTGTACATCCCGCAAGTGAAAACGAAGAGCGGTGGGATGCGGAATCCAATCACGATGAAGCTGCCCACCGGCCAGCGGCCGCACAACCAAACTCACTGGCGGCCGATGTCGCAGCAGACGGTCACGGTCTACCCGGCGCGTCCGTTCATGAAGTCGGCTCTGTATTTCTGTGTCGCCAATGGCTCAATCGCCCGTGCATTCAAGGGGTCGTTCCGGGCCACGGCCGGCGCGCAGGGGTCAGGGTTCACTGCCCGTCGCGGGTAGTCTAAGTGGTATACTGACGTTCAGGTGGCCTATCGGGCCGAAACCGCACACAAGGAGTTTCTTAAATGCCCCCCGTCGCCCACAGCTATCGTCTCGGCAAGGATCAGTCGTTCACGTTCGGCAGCGTCATTGCCAACAAAGACGTGAAGACAGTCACCGTGACTCGAGAGACTTCGGCCGAGGCCGAAGTGACGACCCGCGGCAGCGACAATGTTCAAGAGTTCGTTCCGGTTCGGCAGAACACCACGATCGAAGTGGTTGTGCTCGACCACACCGCAACCCTTCACAGCACGGGCGTCGCGACCGTGACGGGCGTCGGAGGCGGGTCGACCGGGCTTTACTACGTCAACAATATCAGCGAGCCGCAGGAGATCGACGGTGTCGTTGAATACACGATCACGCTCAAGCGATTCGTGGGCGTGTAAGGCTGACGAATGCCAATCAACGGTGGACTCAATCGCGTCTACGCCCTTGGGCGCGAATGCCTCCTCGTGATCGAGGGCGTGCCGATGCACGGCATTTCCGACCTGGCGTTGCGTGAGCTGGTGACCGAGGTTGATGCCACCGGCTTCAACCACCAGGTCGTCTCGACGATCGTCACGCAGCGGACCAACGAGATTAGTTTTGGGTGCCCGGATATGAAGCTAGCCACCTCCCTTTACGGCATTCGGTGGCGGCTATTTAACGGGTTCAAGATCCCAAACGTGCTGGAGGTTTTTCTGGAGGGCGGGCTTCTTGGTGCGATCTCCGGGAAGTTCACGCTTCACGATGTTGAAGCCGACGAGCCGATGAACGACGCCGTCATCCCGCGATTCACGCTCAAGGAGTGGGGGCACTAATGAAACTGTTTAAGGACTCGCTCGGCCGCGAATGGAAGCTGGACGGCAACTTCACCTCATACGGTCGCGTCCGCGACTACACCGGCGTGAAGCTCTACGACATCGCTACCGAAAACCGGGAGAGCCTCGTGCAGCTCACCGACCCGCTCACGCTCGGCAAGGTACTTTGGGCGATGGTCGAGCCGCAGGCCGAAGAGGCTGGGATCACCCCGGAAGAGTTCGGCGAGGGGTTTTCCGGCGACGCCGTGACGGCAGCCTATGACGCGCTCATCGACGAGATGGTTTTTTTTTGCCACCCCCGCCAGCGGAAGCTCCTGGAGATGGCACTGAAGAAGCTCCGGGCAGTCGAGGAGAGGGCGGAAGAGACGGTCGGGGAAAAGATCGAGGAGTTCGGGCAAGAGATCGACAAAGCGATCGACCGGTGGACCCGTGGGTTCTTGGATGGGAGTACGCCGGGATCCTGGGAGTCCATCCCGGCCAGTGGTCTCTCCGAGGGTTATTTGACGCCGTCCGAGGCCGCCGTCGAGAGCAGTGGAACCACACCTGTGCCCTCATAGCCCAGCAGGCAGAGTTCAATCGCGACCCGAAAAAACGGCCGCATCCATTCGACGCCGCAGAGTTCCACCCGATGTACGAGCCTCCTCCAACGCCGATTGCCAGCGATGAGGTCGTGAGGGAGATCCTATGAGCAGCGCAGGTGCAGTCAGAGCCGGCCGCGCGTTCGTCGAGATCACGGCGAACGACACCCACTTCCAGCGCGGCATGAAAAAGGTGCAGCACAGCGTGGTCCGCCTCGGGGGCATGATGCGGCAGATCGGCAGCGGCATGGCCCTAGCCGGCGGCATGATGGGGCTGCCGATGATTATGGCGGCGAGGTCGGCCGCTGTTTTCGACGACGCGCTGCTCGAACTGAAGGGGTCTGCCAACGAGCTGTCGGGCAAGGATCTCAAGCGGGTGAGGACTGAGGCCCTCCGGCTCTCGTCAGCGATGGGCGTGGCTCCGGAGAAGGTAGCCCAGGCGTTTGCCCTGCTCGTCAAGGCTGGCATGACCGTCGAGGAGGCCCTGGCCGGCGGCGCGAGGTCGGCGATCGAGTTTTCGAGAGTCTCCGGCGTGGAGGCTCCCGCGGCCGCCGAGTTCATGAAAGTCGCGATGAATGTGTTCGGTGTGAGTGCGACCGAGGCGGCGGACACGCTGTCGGCTGCGGCCGACTCGAGCGAAACGTCTATCGCGGCGATGGTGGAGTCGTTCGCGCTGGTCGCGAGCGTCGCCAAGGACACCGGTCAGAGTCTATTTGGTTTGTCGCAAAGCATCGCAGTGCTCGCCCGCTACGGCATCAGAGGAGAGGAAGCCGGGACCGGCATCAAGACGTTGCTTGTCAAGCTGCTCGCGCCGACCAAGCAGGCGAAGGACGCGCTCGCAACGCTTGGCATATCGATGGGCGACCTGGTGGACAAGGGAGGGAAACTGCTTCCGCTGGCCCAGATCGCCCAAGTTTTCCGAGACAAGCTCGGCGGGATGGGAAAAGAGGCTCGCGATGCGATGCTCGCCAGCGAGGCCCTGGTCAATATCTTTGACGTGCGCGGCATCCGAGTAATCAGTGCGTTTACCGACATCGGGAAGAAAGGATTCGACGATCTCGCAAAGTCGATGGAGAACAGCAAGACAGTTTCCGAAAAGTTTGCCATCGCGATGAGCGGAATCTCCGGTTCCTTTGAGAGACTCGCGGCCGCGGTTGGACGCCTGGCGATCGCGTTCATGGTCGGGGCTTCCCCGGCCATGCAAGCATTCACAGCCGTGGCTGTCCCATTGATAAATCTTGTGTCGTTCCTGTTCACGAAGATTCCGGTCGTATCTCAGGTTCTATCGGTGATGGCGGTGTCGCTTGTCGGCGTCGGGCTCGCGGCCCTCGGCACCGGTGCCCTTCTTGGGTTCGTGAACTTCGGGCTCAAGAATCTCATCCTTTCCGGGATGACCTGGACGCGGGTGTGCCGGCTCATGACCGTCGTGATCGGCGGGCTGTCTCGGGCGCTGCTGGGGCTGCGCGTTGCCATGTTCGCCATCCCAGGATGGGGCTGGGCCCTCGCCGGTCTCGCCGCGGTCGGTGGCATTGCCGCGTACATGATGTCCATGAGCGGGAAAGATCCAAAATCGAAGAAGTCTGGAATCAAGCGTGACCCAAAGAAAGACGCCCTTGGCGGCGACGTTGGCGTCGCTGCAGGCAACGCCCAGGCGAGATCCCGCGGCGAGTCGATCGGAACCTTCGCCGGCATCGTGGCAAGCCAGCTCGGCATCGGGCCAGCTCTGACCGCCCAGGAGGCGACGGCCGAGAACACCGGCCGGATCGCTGACGGTATGGACGAGCTTGTCGGCCGAGGCGGCCGCATGCCGAAGGCCGCGGCCCTCCGGGCCGGAATGGACGCTCCGGGCATTGGCGGGAAGGTCGCCGCCGTTGGCGACCGCGACCTACTCAGCGTCAGTGAACGGTCCGCACTCGCGGCCGAGCAGCAGAACGTCTACCTCCGGCAACTCGTCGAAATGTCTCGCGGGCCCGGCCTCGCATTCGTGTAGTAGGAACCATGCTACTCCCACCAACAAGTATCGAGGGTGTCGAATCTGGGTCGGGTTCGCTCTCCGTCGGCTCCGACGGTCTCATCTCTCGCGAGGTCGAGCTGCGGTTCCTCGTGATGGCGATGGAGGGCTATACGGCAGCGGAGGCGAAGGGGCAGGATCTGGCCCCGCTCTTCTACGACGGCCATCGCCGCGGTGACATCCGCTGCACGCCGGTTGGGGGCGGCTGGTATCAGATCACCGTCACCTACACCAATAGCGGAGTCGACGCCTACGAGGTGTGGGGCTACACGAACCCGGACGGCGTGAGGGTAGTGCCTGCCGGGCTGTCTGTGGACACGACCGGCGGGTCCGAGCTTGTCACGCAATCAATCTTCACGTCGGGATTTCAAGAGGGCGGGCCCGACGCGCCGGACACAAACGGAGCGATCAACGTATCCGGCAACCAGGTCAACGGAGTCACGAAGACCGTCCCGGCGTTTAACTTTTCCGAGACGTGGCTGATTCCGGCGTGGTATCTCCTCGTCGGTGCCGAGAAGAAGGACGTTGAAGGCGACGAAGAGCAAGACCCGGGGCCGACGATTCCGTATGCGCAAAAACTTCGCGACATGACGGGCACGACTAACAAAGACAAGTGGCGGATTTTCAAGAAGGGCGAGGTGCTTTTCCTGGGGGCACGCTACGAAGTGTCCCGCGGGGCGTCGATGGTCCCAGTTACGTTTTCGTTCTCAGTGCAGAAAACGCTTCCCGAAGGTGTTGACCCATTCAAGGTTGGCGATATCGCCGTCTACTACAAGGGCGGCTGGGATTTCATGTGGATTTACTATGAGGACGAAAGTGACGCGGAGGCTTTCTTCGCAACCAAGAAGCCGAAGTATGTCTACGTCGATCAAATCTACGAGAACGCCAACTTCAATGACCTCGGCATCGGTGATAAGTGGGGGCAGCACTTCCTCTACACCGGCGACACGTTTGCCCACCCGCTTGACCCGGCAAAGAGGAACATCGCATGAGCGATGGCTTCCGCAAGGTCCGACCTGGCGAGCCGGTCCGCGTAGCGTCCCAGGCGTGGAACAAGATCATCGACCAGGTCGTGACCAAGCCGCGATTCGACGGCAATACGTCGGCACCTCCCCAAACAAACTTTCGCGTCCGGGTGCGGAACAATACAAGCACCGGAATCCCCCGCTGGGGAGTGCTGCAGGTCAGTAACATCCTCGAGGCCCCCACCGGCGTCGGCAGCCAGTTTGAGCAATGGCCGGGGGTGATCGGGACCACGCCGGCCGAGGTTTCTGAAGGCGGCGCTTCCTACGTCGTTGCCGTCGAGCCGATCCCGGCCGGCAGTATCGGACAGGGGGCGATCGACGGCGTGGTGCAGGCAAGGCTTCTTGTCCGCTGCACGGGCCACCAGTACGCAAAACCGAAATCCTCCGAGATCGCCTACCTAGAGACTGCGGACGCCGGCCCGTTCCGGGTGCTCTGGAAAGGAGCGACCGGCCCCGACAACCCGACAGGGGTCACGGGGCCGACCAAGCCGTGGGCACTGCTCTCGTTTGATTACGAGAAGCCCCTGGAATCCATCACCAGCCACACCACCGGGGCGGTCCAGCTCCTCGGCCACGGCAAGGCCGCCACGGGGTCCAGCGGGTGCGACACTGGACTCCAGTGGTACACGGTCACCGAGTGCTCCGGCAACCCGTCCTACGCCTCCAGCTACTTCCTCTGAGGTTCTCGTTCTCATGCCAGAAGCATTCGCCAGCCGGGGCTACCGGCTTTCCACCACCGGCACCACCTACGTCGCCACGGGCGTGACCGGAACCACCGGCGTGACCGGGGTGACGCTGATCCGGTCGATCTCGGTCGCCAATGTGGATCTCACCAACGCCGCAGCGGTAACGGTGCGGTTGCACCAAGGGGCCACAGGCTACGCCCTCGCGGCCAACGTCAACGTGGCGACCGGCACGCGGCTTGAGGTGCTGACGGCCCCGCTGGCGGTGCGGCAAGGGGATTCTGTGTCCGCTCTTGCGTCGGCGGCCGACCGGCTTGAGGTGGTGGTGTCGTCGTTGGAGATCACCTGAGCGTGGAAATCCGGTTCAAGGACGGGAAGCCGTTGCTGGTTGGTGGCTTGGTGGCCGGCAGCCAGACGTGTTGCTGCGAGAATCCGCCGCCGCCCAACTGCTACTGCCCGGACTTTTGTTCCTACTTCATGTCAGTAGTGTCGCCTTCGGACCTTGCCGTCAAGAGCCCCACTAACTCGTGCGGCGGCTTTGACACAACGCTGCCCAACACAAAACTTGTGGACGGCTGGCGTTTCTCCGACGACCTGGGCGAAGGCTACGAGATTTACGAAGGGCCTGGGCGAGACAACTACTCGTTAGCCGGGGCAACCGACGTCATCAATCGCGGATTCGGTGCAGATGTCCGGCACCAGGGGCACTGGAGAAGGGAATACACCAGACCAAACCCGTTCAATCCGAGTCAGCCATTCATTGAATACATATACGCCAGATTCTCCGTTTTTGCCTATGTATCAGTTGCTTGCGTCTTCGATGAGAAATCAGGCGCAGACGTTGGCAACCCACGCATTCCGACAATCAACGTGTTTCTTGAGATTGCTTTCCGTGAAACCGAAACCTCGGACGAAAAGGGCGGCCGCGGGCTCGGGCGGAAGTTCACGACCTACTACCTGGCCTACAACGGCTATTTCCCGCTTCCGGTTGACTGCATTTACAACGAATCTAGGTCGTGCTTCCGGCCGCCTTATTGGCATCCGCGAGATGGATTTCATCACGTCAGAACACCTTTGGATGTAGTCGTCCAAAAGGACAAAGTGACCATAGGCGATGTTGAATACCCTCTTACCGTGGTTCCAGTTGAGCCCGGTCAGCCAGGACTAAGTAGAGCGCCACTCGTGGACGAGGTTGTTGATGCCTTCTCCGCCACCTTCCGCATCACCTCCCGCCCAACGTGTCGCACCGTCCCGGCGGATTGCGACGTTCCGATCGGCGAGGGCAACACCAGGGTGTTCTGGGGAGGCGAAACTCCAGAGTTTGTTTTAGGCACGCCTGAGTTGATGTCGGTCACCGACCCGGTAACCAACGATCTGCTGTACTACGAGCATTTGGGCGGGAGCGGGACGATCGTCTACCCGTACAAGTTTTTTTTCGAACGCACCGACAACCCCAATACGCAAACGCTGGAGCAGCAGTATTTGGACCTGTACTGCGAATCGGACAACAACGTCAGCCCGCCGGTGACCGCGTGGTACGTCGTGCATCAGACGATTAAATATTGCGCCGGCCCATTTACGGTGGACCAATGGGCCGGCACGATTGACACGTATGCGGCCCCGGAGAACTGCGGGAACATCTCAGCAGGCGACCCCGTCCCGATCGGCGAACCAACCATGGAGCGATCAATTGGCTACCCACAAGACTCCACTGGCGGCTGCGGAGCTACAGCACCGCGGATCCGATTTGAAATCCAGGCTCCTTGCAGCGTCTGAGGTCAATGCCCGCCGGGCCGCGCGTGCTAGCAGCGAGCCCCCCCCGCTGCTCGAGCGGATGGGCAACTTCGCTAAGGCCGCGGTGTCGCACGTCGCCGCCGGTGCCCCCCGCTGCACCGACGAACAGGTGGCCGCCCGCCACGCGATCTGTTCGGGGTGCGAGTATTTCGATGGGAAGGCGTGTACCAAGTGTGGCTGCCCTGTGAGCAGAGAGAGAGCCTATATCTCCAAGCTCTCCTGGGCTGGCGAATCCTGTCCGGTCGGCAAGTGGGGACCAGAAAACAGCGGTTGACACCCGTACACCTATCCGCAAACTGGCTGGTATACGGAGGCCGCATGGCGAAGCCGGTATTGCTCGATGAAGTGCTGGCGAATCTGCCACGGCGGACGCGGCAGAGTTTTGCCGACGTGCTGCCGCCGGAGATTCTCGCGGAACTCGATGAGATTCGGTCCGAGTTTCGCGCCGGCCGGATCACCGCATCGAAAACTGGTTTGGCAAAAGCCATCGCAAAAACTCTCTCTGACCGCGGCATCAGCGCACACTCCTCTACGGTGACCAGATGGCTCGACGGCCGTTAATCGCCGACGTGGTTGCCAGCCTTCCGCAGCCGTCCTCGGCGGCCGAGGCCGAGCATGTGACCAAACGTACTGAGGGCGACAACGTCGAGGCCCGGAGCGTCTCGCGGACGATCCGCACGGTCGACGATTTGCTGCGGCATATCGAGGCTGACCTCGAGCTGTACCAGGTGGCACAGAGTGAAGCGACCAAATGGGAGGGGATGAGCGTCAATCGCGAGACCGGGCGGCCGGAGGTCACCGAGCTGTTCCGCGTGTTCGTGCGGTTGAAGCCGAAGCCCGGCCCCGGGGTCCGCGAGTGCGTTGAGGCGATGATCGCGTCGGCATCGAAGGGCGTGCGTGTCCACGGTTCGCGAACTGCGAACAAGCCTTCCCGCAAAGGAACTTGGGCCGTGCTCGTCGTGGCCGACACTCATTTCGGAAAATACTGCTGGGAGAAGACAACCGGCGAGGCCGACTACGACCTGGACATCGCCGCGCGGCTGGTGGACGAATCCGCTGGCGAACTGCTGGCTATCGCAAACGGCTACGCGCCCGGCCGCATGACGGTCGCGATGCTTGGAGATCTCTTCCACTACGATTCGCCGGCCGGGACCACCACCAGCGGCACGCCGCTCGAGCGGGACGGCCGGCTGCAGAAGATGATCGAGGTCGGCACCGACTCGCTCATCGGCGTGATCGACGACGCGGCTGGCGTAGGGCCGGCGGACGTTGTCGTGGTCAATGGCAACCACGACGAGACGCTGACGTGGGCTTTTCATCGGCTTCTCGTTGAACGCTATCAAGGCCGCGGCCGCGTCCGCATTGACCAAAAGTTTACGCCGCGAAAGTATCTCGACCACGGCCTAAGTCTTCTGGGGTTCGTTCACGGTCATAAGGCAAAGCGCAAACTCCCGCAGCTCATGGCGATTGAGGCGGCGCAGGCGTGGGCCCGCTGCCCCTACCGAGAGATCCACACCGGCCACCTCCACCACCAATCCGCCGAGTGGTCGAGGCCGATCGAAACCCTTGATGGGGTTCTGGTGCGGGTCGCGCCGTCGCTCGGGCCGGCGGACGATTACCACGCCGTGAACGGCTGGCTGGGTCAGCGTCGAGCGATGGAGCTGTTCATCTACGACGAGGCCGGCGGGTTGGCTGCCATGCACGTTGCCGGCCCCCGGATGGAGGTGCCGGCATGACGAAACCTATGCCCCAAGAAACTGCGGCAGAGGTTTCGTATCGCGAACCGCTCTCCGACGAATACATCGCGACGGCCGTGCGTGACGCCCGTCGCTTCCAGGGCCAGTGGTGTGGCACGTCTGGAAATCTTGCGGCTCATGTAATGCGGCTCGTAAACGAGAGGAAAAGGATGCTGGAAGCAACACGGTCGAGTGGCGTGGCGGATGCGGCTGGGACGGCGGCGGAAGTCGCCGCAGCATGGGCGAAGTACAAGCAGGACGGACCGGTCGAGAGGGCGGTCTACGGGGCCGACGGCGATCCGCCGGCGACCGCCGAGGCCACCCCGGCAGAGCAGCTCTGCGAGAAAACCGCCGAGGTCATCCGCGACCGCCGTCCCAAGTACGGCGGACCGAAAAGCCACTTCGCCAGGACGATCGGCATGGTCAACGCGGCCTTCGCCGACGTGCTGAAGCGACCGCTGACCGAGGCCGATTGGGCCACGATCATGATCCTCGACAAGATCGCCAGATTCCGGGGGCCGGGGGCCACTGTCGACGGCCCCGTGGACATCGCCGGTTATGCCGCGTGTCTGTACGAAGTCATGGACCGGACCGACTAGTGAACAAGCGTACAATGGCAGTAGAGGACCGACGTGGCACAGACGCATGAATGGCTGTTTCGCACTACCGGCCGAGGGCGTGAACCGCTCGCGGCACCGGAGGAGGGCGGCACCCATGTGCACTACCAACCGACGCGCCGGGCCGGCATTGGCTCGATCACAAGTACGCCCCCGGGCCGACGACCGCTGACATTCCTTGAGTACCTCGCGATCCGCTCCGGCATGACGCTTGCCGAAGCCACCAAGCTCCACGAAGAAGGGAAAATCCACTGATGTCCACCTCGCTGACGGTTGCCGGCACTACCCGCCTCGCCTGGTCCCTCTCCGATTCGCAGTCGGTCGCCGACTACTCTGCCTCGGGTGAGGATCGCACCTCGCGTGCGATCTCAAACGGCACGGGCGTGAACCAAGCCAACGTCGCCGCATCGAAGAGCCTCACCGGCACACAAGCCGGGTTCTCGATGTCGACCACCGGCATCACCGGCTCGGTGCTCGGGACGCTGCAGACCGCAAACGTGTCGACCGTCCGCGAGCTGCTTGTGCAGGTGCCGACCGGCCCGACCGGCGGGTTTCTCACCGTCACCCACCCCGGGATCTCGGGCGTGAGGGTTGGCGTCGGCGGGCAGCTTCACATCGCCGACTACGGCAGCGGCATCACCGGTGGCACGCTGGCTTTCGCCACGTCTGTGACCGGCACCTACGGCGTGGATGTGACCGCGGTGGGCGTGGGGACGTATTCGTGATCTCGGACGCACCGATCGCTGTCGCCGAGGCCGCCCCGGGGGGCGTGCTCACGAAGGTCGACGCCTTCATCAGCGCCGCACGATCGGCGGCTGGCGATGGTCTCACCTGGGCCGAGTTCGGTGAGCTGCTGGTCGCTCTCCTCCACCTAGCGGTCGCGGCCCTAGACGCTGTCACCAGCATGACGGGCGAGGAGAAAAAGGCATCGGCGCTCGACGGAGTTGGCCGGCTATTCGACGCCCTCGCCGACCGCTGCGTGCCGCTGGTTCTCTGGCCTATCTGGGGCCTCGCCCGCGGCCCGGTCCGGCTCCTGGTGCTCGCCCTCGCGTCCGGGGCGGTCGAACAAATCCTGCCACTCGTGAGGCTCGCATGATTCCTACTCTCTTGATCCTCGCAGCGGTGGCAGCCTGGGGCTGGCCGCACCTTCAGCCATTCGCCGCGAAGGCGAAGGCCGCCGCCGCCAAACTCACGCCCCGTCACTACGCCGGCATCGCGCTGGTCGCCGCGGCTATCGCATACGGGATCATGCCGCCGGCGTCCCCCGGCCCTGGGCCGACGCCGTCCCCCGACGCCGGTCCGCTGTCGCTGGCGGGGTTGTTTTCGGGGGAGACAGCCAGTGAGGACGCATCGCTCATAGGTGCCCTCTGTTCGGAGCTGGCCGACGAGATCGAGTTTTCATCTGGCAAGCCGGACGGCTACCTCTCCACCGGCGTCGCGGTCGACGAGCTGCGGAAGAGGACGAGGATCCTGCGCTGCCGTGGTATTTCGATCGGTGACCGGCAGCCGTCCGCCCGCGATGCGATCGCTAAGTATCTCGACGAGGCCGTGGGCACCGACGGCGGGCCGCTGACCGCCGAGCAGCGCACGGCTTGGGTCGTCGCATATCGCGATCTAGGGAGGGCGGCAACCGATGCGGCGAAGTGATTGGTCGTGGTCTGCGGTCGCTTTCGTGATCTTCGCTGCGGTACTCGGGACCGTCGTCTCGCGGTACGTCTCCAAGCTGGCCGACCGAGTCGAAACCAACTTCGGATATGTCCCCGACGCCGAGGGCACGCGGGAGTTTCTCCGCGAACTAGACCAGCCGCTATTCCGCCAGGCGGGGGCCGAGGTCATCGCCGGGGCGAAGGGGCACGATGCCTACCTCTACCGGTTCGCCGACCGCTGCCACCGGCAGCGCTACGGCAAGCCGTTCGGGCCGCTTAACCAGGGCAGTGCCGGGACATGTGTGTCGTTCGGCTGGGCAATGGGCAGCTACATCGGGCAGTGTGTCGATCACGTCGCTGGCGGTCTGGCGGAATGCCCGCTGATCGTGGCGACCGAGCCAATCTATGGGGGCTCGAGGACCGCCGGCAGGATGCCGCCGGTGACCAACGCCGGGTTCTCCGACGGTTCCTACGGCGGTGCTGCCGCCCGCTGGGTCTCGGGGCGGTGTAAGGATCCGGCGGTCGGCGGGATCCTCTACCGCCAGGTCTACGGCGACATCGACCTCACGACCTACTCAATCGACCGATCGCGTCAGTGGGGCAACGCCGGCGTGCCGTCGTCCCTCGCAAAGCTGGGCCGTGACCACACCGCCCGGGCCGTGGCTCTCTGTGAGGATTGGGAGTCGCTGACATCGGCGATCGAGTCGGGCATGTGTGTGCCAATCTGCAGCAACGTCGGATTCGCCAGCGGCGATCGGGATTCGGATGGGTTCTGCCGGCGGGCTGGAACCTGGAATCACTGCATGGTCATCGTTTCGGTGAAGTACGCCAAGAACAACGCGGCTGGTTCTGCATCGCCGATGAAGAATCCGCGGGACGGAGTGCTGGTGCTCAACTCGTGGTCGAACTACGTCGGGGGCGGCAAGCACCCAGCCGACCAGCCGGATGGGAGCTTCTGGATCTCCCGCCAGGACGCGGAATCGATCCTCGCCCAGGGCGATTCGTTCGTAATCGGTTCGGTCGACGGCTTCCGGTATCGCGACCTCGATCACGCCGGCTGGTTGCAGCCGGCCCCGGCCCCGGCCCCGACCGACGCGGCGAAGATGCCGGCAGTAAATCACCACCTCGCCCTCTGAGTGTTGTCATGACAAAGCGCAACGTCATTCTCTCCTGTCTCGGCTGTTTGGTGGCCGGCTATCTGGCCGCTAGCGTGCCCGGCTTCAACCCAGTGAATCCTTTCAGTCCGCGTCCGCAGCGGCCGTTCCTCCAGTTCGTGTCGCGGCTGGCGAAGCTGGGGTTGTGGATGACTGTTTTTGCCGAGCCGGCACCTCGACCTGTTGAGGAGCAATATGCGGCCGCCCACTGTGGGGACCGATCACTCGTATGTCATGCGGAGGGCTGGTGATGTTCTCGATCATTCTGTGGGTCGTGTTTGGCTGGATCGCTGGTTCGGTGGCCGAATGGTTGTGGCCGCCGGCGAAGCCGTCGAGCCGCTGGCAGACCATTGCCGTGGGTGTCGTCGGTTCGGTGGCCGGAGGTTTGGCCGGTTCGCTGGTGAGCGGTGACCACTACCGGCCGGCTGGCTTCGTGCTGTCGGTTGTTGGTGCGGTCGCGTGCATGGCGATCTGGCGAAAACTCGATGAGGTAAAGCCATCATGAGCATGATCTGGCGTTGGCTTGTGTCACTGCTGGTTTGGCTGTCGGCGGACCACGACCGGATCGCGACCGAGCCGGCCCGGGCTGCGGCTGCGGTGTCGGCCGCCAGGGCGTCGATCCTCGAGGAGATGGCGGCGAAGCCGCCGGCCCCGGTGCCGGTGAAGTCTGGCACGACCTGCGTCTCCGGATCCTGCCCACCCCGGCGGTGACGAGTGAACGACGCGATCACCCAACTGCAGGCGCATGTCCGCTACCGGTTGGGGCCGCGGGTGACCTACGCCAAGGCTTGGCGGGCAGACGGTCTCACGAGGCTGGTTATCCGCCACTGGCCGCATTCGCACCTTGAGGATGCCGCGGCCCACGGCGGGCGGAATCACGCATCCGTCCGGCTTGCGATGCTGCTGATGCAAGCCCAGGTCCGCGAGCAGTGGGAAGCCCGGCAAGGCTCCGTCCCGCTGTGGGATGCGATCCTCTGCGGCACCACGTCGGCGATCGGGGTGGTGTTGCTGGATCTCTGGTGGCCGTCGCCGGAGTGGCGGACGACGCTGCGGGCGATGGCACGATCACTGGCCGAGGATCGCGAGCACGGCGTCGATCGCGTCGTGGACGGCCCGGGCCAGCCGGGAGTCGGTCCCTAACTCCTGCCCGATCCTCACGAGGAGTAGGCTGCGGATGGCGTCGTTCCAGGTGGGGCGGGTCATTGAAACAACTCCTGAGCCATGAGCTGGGCCGGGAAGCCGGCGATAGCCACGTCTGCCGGGCTGGTTGTCCATTCGTATTTCGATCCGGACGGATGGATCGACGGCGGGAGGACCGACTGGGCGGCGCGGCCGCCAAGCCGGATCTCCAGGTCGTCGGCCTTGATGACGGCGGTCTCCGGCATCCACGGTTCCCAGTGAAAAAGCCGGTGCTCTCCTCGGGCCGACCGCCACGTCGGGGTTGGGATATCGAGCAGGCCGAAGGCGGCGAGCTGGTCGCGGCCCTCCGGCGTGTCGTATTCCACGTCGACGACGCCCGACATGGGGCCGAGCAGGATGCCGATGTTGGAGCCGGCGGCGAGCCAGCGGGCCACCTCGTCGGGGTTGTTGGTGGCTTTGGTTTGCCATGCGGTGCCGAGCGGGCGTTTCTCTCGGCGGGCCACGCGGATGATGAGGCAGCCGGAGTCGAGGAGGGCGAGGATGTCGGTGGTCATGCGGCACCTCCGATCACCAGGTCGGCACCGGCGTCGTGCGTCCGCAACTCGATGCCTCCGACGGCGAAGGGGCGGACGATCGACCACACCGACCGCAGCTCATCGGCGGTGGGTTCGTCCGGCATCCGCGAGTCGTCAAGCGAAAACTCCCGCCCGATGATCACGCGCTGGCCGGTTGTGCCGACGGCAGTCACGGTGCCCCAGCCCGTCGGTAGCTCGTGGGAGATTCGCTCGGCGAGCGACACGGCACGATCGTAGTCGGGATACTTGGTTGTGGTGGTGGTCATGGGTTGGGTTCCTGGTTGTGAAGTGAAAAAAGCGCCACCCGTTTCGCGGCTGTCGGCGGGCCGGGTGGCCCCACCCTGTGCTGTGTCAGGCCATGCGAATCCGCGGAGTGGCGTCAAGGCGAGCGTATGGAACTGTGGCGGCAGGGGCGGTCTCTCCGCAGCACGCACACCGACCGCCCGACGGGGCGGGGCCGCGTGTTGCATCCTCGGCCACGATCGCGGGGCCGCCGCACTCAACACACTCGGCACAGTAGGGTGTGCCATCGAGCCAGTACCATTCAGCGTTCATGGGGTTCTCCTTGGTTGGGGTTGTTTGGGGTCAGCCGATTTCAAAGTCGAGGCCGAAGCCGTCGGCCGCGGCGATCGCATTGTCGAGGTTGGAATACTTGCGGGAGTCGCTGAACGCGGCGTCGATCGCCGAGACGTGAACACGATCACGGTGGATCTGGTAGTGCCGCTGCTCCCGGTTGCGGTCTGCGACCACGTCATAGCCGGCGGCGTCACCGCTGGGCATGACGCGGACGATAGCGAACCGGCCGGCACGGCGGACGATGGTGTATGTGATGCTCATGTTCTTGGTCTCCTGGTTGGTGATCGCGGGGTCACTCCCCCGCGTTGCAATCAATATATCGACATCGACATAAGAAGTCAACAAAGAAAATTTCATGGGCATGGAAGAAGAACATTCCAGGCCCGGACATCATGCACGATCAGAGCCGTGCTCGAGCCGGGCATGGTCAGCTTGAACCACGCTTTGCCGGTCGACAGGTCGACTTCGTATTCCGTCTTCGCTCCCCACGCCGTCTCGAGGAACTCCATCCGCTCGCGGAACTTGATCACGTCGGCGTCGATGCTTTTCTGGGATCGCTTCATGGCTTCTTACCTCCTGGTGTACCTCCTCCGGAACCTCCTCCACGAGACTCGTCCGACTTCCTGGGCCTGCCCAGGAAGGGGTGCCTCGTGAACGCCTTCGCCGACTCCAAGTCGACGAGGTAGTTTCGTCCGATCCTCACGCCGCGGACCTTGCCATCGACGACGAGTTGACGGAGCCATCCCTGCGAGACATCCGCCAACTCGGCGGCGCGTGGCAGGGGGATCAACTGATCGATCTCCAGCGGTGGCGGTGTGGTCTTTTTGCGTTTCATGTTGGGCATTATGTGCAGGTAATCATAACCTGTCAATGGGGTGGTTGTGTGGCTGGTTTTCTGCCATGCTTTTTTGGTTGTCTGTTGGTTGTCTGTTGGTTGTCCATTGGTTGTCCATTGGTTGTCCACAGCCCTATATGCCCCGAAAAAGGGGCGCTCACCCCCCCTAGGGGGGGTACCCCCCCATCCAGGGGGGGGTACAGGGCCCCCGACAGGGGGGTGTTGCAAAATAATACACCCGCCCAAAAGGGGGGTGCAAAGAACCCGGGCACCGACCCCGGGCAGCCCCCTCCCGCCCCGACGATAGGCGCGGCCGCGGAGAATGCTCGCACACTGCGCAGGGCAGGAATTTGGTGGCGGCCGATCGTGCGCGCACGATCGGCGGACGGTCGGCAAGTCTCGACCACAGAATTTTTCCGTCGTCGCGCACGACGCACGACGCACGACGCACGACGCACGACGCACGACCGCGGCCGCGGTGCTCGAGCACATCGGGCCCGCCGGATGTGCTCGGCCCCTGCTCGTCGTCCGGCAAACCAAAGCACACATGTCGCGATGCATGCCGCGGTGGCCCATTTGCAAACGTTGACGATGCCGCTGCGCTTCGAGGGGGCCATCGTG